CTGGGCGTATATCGTATTGGCGTGGCTGACATTGAACGTGTGCTGGTTGTTGGCGCCAGTGACGAACACCGAGGTCTTGCCGGCTCCCTTGTAGATCGCAGTTGGGCCGACCACCCCAGGAATTACCACGGCCTCGTTGTACGTGTCATTGGCGATGTTGATGGTCATTGTATAGACCGACGGTCCATACTTGTAGGTCTCCTGGGTGGCCCGCGCGATCGTCTTGAATGGTCCGTGGGGAGGCGAGGCGGTCGGAGACGAGCCGTCATACGTGGTGTCATTGCCGATCGTCCCATCCACGTACAGGTTGGTGTTCGCAGTGAGAATAGGAAGGAAGCCGGTACCGGCTTGGAAGTTCACACCGTAGAGCTCAAAGTTGGCATGCGGACCATTGTAGGTGAGCAGGGACTTGTAGCCGGCCGGCATGTCTCCGGCCACCAGCGGAGCGCCGCCTCGCCTGACGATGTTCTTGGCCCCGAGACCGTTGACGTTGATGGTCGATGGCCCTCCATTCGTGTTGGCAGGAATGACCCAGAGGGCCAGACCGTCAAAGTAATTCAATAAGGCTGGGGTCAAGGTGACTGAGTAGTTGCTCGCCGTGCCACCGTCCAATCCGTACATGACCATACCGGATTGGATGGACCTGGCCAGCTGGTTCAGGTCAGAATTGCTGGGAGTGATCCCGCAGTTGTTGATCAGGTTGACGATCTCTCTCTGCGGGTACTCTATACTGGCCGCAGGAGGGATCGACCCGGCAGTCCCGGTCGAGGGGTTTCCGTTGATGTATGCGGCATTGGGATCACTGATGCCGTAGGGCTGGTTGTATAGCATTGTCGTCCTCGCTAGGGCGTTCCCGCCATCGGATCATTCGGGGTCAATCCAGAATAGTCGAAGATCACCTCGGTGTGAGCCGGCTTCCAGAGCTTAATGATGCACTCCAGGTCATCCGCCAAACCGATTTTCAAATGGGGGTCCACGCCGCACTGGCCAGCGCTGGCCCTGAACCAGACCAGGCTCGCCTTGTGGACGTGAACGGTCCAGTAGAAGCGATTCTCTGGAGGCCCGAGGCCGTAGTTGGGATACTCACTGAGCTCTCCATTCCCGACGTAGTCTCCGTTGGGGTTGCGAACTGGAAGATACCCGAGAACAAAATTTTGGTCGTAGTACGGCGTCGTTCCGTCACCGTAGACCCTGCTGTCACCGCAGCGATCCATCCCGACCATGAACGGCCTGTACTCAGTGATTGATATATCGTAACCGAGCAGGCTGGCCACGTGGATGAACCAATCGATCGACTGGGCCCCCATCAGGGTCATCCACATGACGAGCATCTTCTGGCGCTCGCCTATGGTCGGAGGCTGGGTGAAGCACGGAGGCGGCAGGCCCCAGTTGCGCTCCCAGTCTGGAAGCAGTTCGACCGTCTGCCTCGGGTCGCTCTCTCGCTCCAAGAGGTCGGCGGCCCGTCCGTCCACAAACCCCCAGTACTCACTCAGACCATCTACGGTATCATACAGGACGCTCCCGATCTGATGCTTAGGCCACGCCTGGCCATTGGGCAGCAAGGAGAGGAAGGCGTCCCGATAGTTGCTCCCACTCCTGCGTACGTGGCGATCACTCATATTGGATGGTCCCCAGCACGGCCATGTATCCTGGGGCTGGCATGAGGTAGTCGGTGTTGGTTAGCAGGTCGAACGTCTGCACGTTGGGCGCGTTCATGATGGCGTACGAGACCCACGCGGAAAAGATCGTCTGGCCCGGGAAGGCCCTGACCATGAGCATGTTTCTGACACTGAGCTCGATCTCCGCCTGGACCTCAGTGGTATCGGGTACGAGATTGGATATGGTGATGTCGATGAACTGCTTGATCGGGGCCACGACGTAGGTGTCCTTCAGGGCCACTGGCCTCACGGTATCTATGTAGTTAGTCACCGTGGTCACATCGTCCGGGGTCGGCCAGCCGTCATCGCTGGATCTGAGGTCATCCATCAGGAAGCGGACGGTCACCGTCCCTACGCCCATTTCATTGGGATAGGCCCACGCCCTGGTCACCCCTGGGACCGCCAGCGCCCACGTCTCATAGTCGTGGGCGCTCCCTCCCATGGGTGGCTGCTGGATGCGGCGGAGGATGCGCATTCGCAACTCTGCGTCGGTCTCAGTGTCCGCTCCTCCATCCATGGTTATGACGGTCGTACCGCCATCCACACCCGCAGGCGGGACTAAGAATGAGATCGCAGTCCCACTGTCCAGATTTCCAACCGTCCCTGCTGTAAGTGCGGTAACTGGAATTTGAGTTGGACCGGACCCTTGCACGACCATATCCGTGGTCTGGTAGGAGGCGTTCACTGAACTCAGGCCGAGCAGGCTTCCAGCGGGGATGGGTGTGCCATTCAGTCCGGTCGAGGTCACTATGCCCGTGGCCAGCGTGGCCTGCTTCCTGCCCGTAGTCCCATCTGAGTTGACCAGCCAGATGTCCCCGTGGCGATCCAGCCACTCAGTCTCCGCCGTATCCGGAAGGAGCTGGAGCGAGAGCCAGTCCACGTACTCCAGGGTCAGGAAGCACAGCGCTCCCTGGACGTCACTCATGACCCTCAGCACACTGTTGGGTACAGTGGCGTCACTACCCGGCAGTGATCCATGGATTGAGTCACGGACCAGCGAGCGCACTTCCTTAAGCGTTGGTGTATCCCACGGCATTACGGCATTATCCCATTCCAGAGCACTTGGTACATCAGATCAATCGCAGCCGACGGACCTCGATAGAGGCGAACTACGGCATTGATCTGTTGCTTGTCCACTCTGACAGACATGATATCGAACCTGCTGGCGATCTTATAGTCGACGAACGGCTGGATGCTGTCCCTGATGTAGTTCATCACCAGGGTTTGCGTGGCCCCGAATTTAGCCTGTGTACTCTCAATTGCACTACGTCGGAGCAGCCAGAGCTTGGTCCCGATGGGCCAGGCGTTCCAGATAACATCCGCGTCCATATCTCCCCACCATCCTTGGCGATCCGTGCTGTCAGGATCAGGGAGTCGATCATCAACGCTTGCGAGAGCGTTAGTCCCCAGAGCGACCACAACTGCGGTAGCAAGAGCCATGCTGTCATCGAGCGTACCATCTGATAAGAGTTGCCAATCGATCGTCACAGAGTACTTCGGGAAGTTGGTGTTCTCAACAGTCCTGATGTCTACCGGAACAGTGGTCATCTTGTAGCCAATGCCTGTTCGATTGCGATCAGTCTAGTCTCTATGGAATTGAGCCTGTGCAAAAGGTCATCAACCCACGTGACCGAAGTCGGAGAGGGTTGCGCTGGAGGTTCTGCTTCAAAAGGCAGCGTCAGTCCTGGAGGCAGCGTCAGTCCTGGAGGCAGTGGTGGCATTGGCAGGTTAGGGATCGACGGTATCTGGAAGCCAAGCCCCTTTATGATGCTGTCGACGTAGCCCTTGGTCGTTAACTGATGAGGCAACGCAGGCGGCGCAGCACTCACCTGCTTCATGAAATAACCCAGACCAGCTGTGAATTTGTCACCGAAGATGTTCACGAGAGGTCCACCGGCCATGGTGCCAGCACCGCTCTCTGGAGGTTGAAAGTTGTGCGTACCGGTCTTATAGTTGATGGTCTGGTCGTGGACCAGATTAGTTTGATCCTTGGTCACCTCCAGATATTGTTTGGTTGACTTATCGTAGCGCTTCGTCTGGCCCTTGGACTGGCCACCGCTGGATTGCCCTCCACTGCTGCCACCACTGGCGTCCGCGGTCTGGGCGCTGGGCGAAGATGACTGTTGTTGATCCTGCGGAGGATCGACCAGCTGGAGCTTCAATTTTTTGTCGGTACGACCAGTGACAAAGATGCCATCAGTGTTCATGTGGAGCTGGTGTTGGAGATAGTCGAACATCGCCGTATCGCCTTTTTGCAATTCCTTCAGGCGATAGCGACGATCGTCCATGTTTCCAAACACAGGAAAACTTCGGTTGCCTCCCATGAATTGAACGAAGGTCTCAGCGCAATCTTGGAGCCCACTCTGGCCCTTGTTGGTCGCGTCCCTCACGACACTGGTGAAGCCGTAGTTCTGCGGTGCCTCGATCTTCTCCCTGGACTCGTTGGCCATGAAGTTGCCCTTGCTCTCTTGCATGAGCTTCGTGTCATCCACCTCTGGAACGGTCACCCTCGATCCACCGGCCACGTAAGCCCGGAAGGAGGAGTTGAGTGGGGTTGCTCTGTG